TGGGCTACGGTTGCGGATGCGGGCGGCGTGGGCTGTCCTGCACGGCAAGGCAGATGCGTTTATGTGGCCGGAGGGACAGTGATGCCGAACAGTGTTATTAAGCCTACTTCGGAAAAAGCATAAAGCCTACTTGGCGGGGAGGGGTGGTTGGATGATTTTGAGGGACAGTTGGTTTTGTCTGCCGGACAAGGCGCGGGTGCGGGCGCGGGCGGCGCGAGACGGCACGACGGAGCGGGCGGCGCTGGCGGCGTTGCTGGAGGAGCGGGAGGAGCTGATACGGCGGAGCCGGGATGATCCTTACCGCTATGTGACGGAGCCTGACATTTGGCTGGTGTGTGACGCGATTATGGATTTCCCGTGGTGCAGTGACCTGACGCGGGCGAACCTGCTGGCGCGTCTGCCGCGCGTGCCGGGGTTCGATGAGCGCTGGGGCAAGGTGACTTGGGAGAACGCGTTTGAGCTGTTCAAGCGGGCGATGCGCGAGACGCTGGGGTTTGAACGGCCGTGCCGGCATTTGCTGATATCGGGGACTAACCGGAGCTCGAAGTCGAACTATTGCGTGAGCCGGGCGGTGCGGTTCACTTGTGAGTATGACTGGCGCGGGGCGGGCGAGGATGACGTGCGGGTGTATTTCATGCATGAGAGCCATAAGCGCGTGGTTGAGGACCAGATGAGCCTGATAGCCAAATACCTGCCGCCGGAGTTGCGCGAGGCTGCGCTGAAGACGGATGACGCGTATATCAGCTACCGGCCGGCCACGGGGTTTTCCAACGACATGTTCATGACGCCGAACGGGATCAAGGCGTATTTCAGGAGTTACGAACAGGAAGCCGACAAGGCGCTGGAGGGGTTCACGGCCAAGCTGGCGGTGATGGAAGAGAACGTGCCGCTGCAGTGGGCGGACAGGGTGTTCACGCGGTTGAGCGACAAGAACGGGTGGTATCTGCAGCCGTTCACGCCGATACACGGGTGGACGCCTACGGTGGGGCTGTTCCAGGCGGGCATGGAGGTGGTGCGGGAGATCGAGGCGTATTGTCTGCCGGAGGACATGGGCGAGCCGCTGATATACCGGGCTGTGGGGTTGACAGAGGCGGAGTTCAGGCATGTGGAGGCATGCAAGTGGGCAGACCCGCCGAGGCAGGCGGTGTGCCCGAGGAGCAGGCCGGAGGATTGTGTGGCGTGGCTGGGTTCAAACGCGCCTGACGGCGCTGGTTCAAGGGTTTCAGGGGCTCAGGGTTCAAATGTACTCGGGCGGCGGTTTGAGCGGGTGCCGAGGGTGGCGCGGTGCGCTGACCCGCGCAAGGCGGTGGTTTGGTTTTCGCCGATGGACAACCCGTATTCTGACGCGGCGGACGTGATACGCAACAACCTGCCGAAGGGGCGGGACGAGGTGTTGAAGTGCGTGTACGGGGTGGCGGTGAAGAGCTTTTCGGCGAAGTTCGCGAAGTTTTCGAGGGACGTGCATGTGGTGAAGGCGGCGGACGTGCCGGCGGCGGGGGTGAACGGGCTGGTGTGCGATCCGGCGGGAACGCGCAACTGGGCTATGGCGTGGTACCGGATGACGGCGGGGGGGCTGTATTTCTACCGTGAGTTTCCGAGCGCGGTGGCGCCGGCAGGGTTCGGGGCCGGGGTGCTGGGCTTGTGGGCCGAGCCGGACGACCGCAACGGCGGCAAGAACGACGGGCGCAAGGGTCCGGCGCAGGATCCGCTGGGGTGGAGTTATCTGCGGTACAAAGCCGAGATAGCGCGGCTGGAGGGGTGGAAGGATTGGCTGGATTGGCTGGAGGCGGCGCAGGCCAACCCGGAAGAGTGGTGGAACGGCAGCGAGCTGGTGCCGACTGACGCAGAGGTGGAGGCATGGGACGAGGACAACGGCAGCATGGAGCGCACGGACAAGATCGGGGACGTGCGGGCGTTGAGCACGCCGAAGCAGGAGAAGGACAGGTTCGAGACCATGCAGACGCTGCTGGACAGCGTGGGGCTGCGGCTGGACTTTGCGGACGGCGTGGAGATCGAGGACGGGGTGGCGGAGATAAACCACCTGCTGGACTTTGAGCGCGGCGCGGGCGGGGTCTTGATGCGGCGGCCAAAGATATTTTTCAGCGAAGAGTGCGTGAACCTGGTGTGCGCGTTGGAGAACTGGCAGAACGCGGACGGGCAGAAGGGGGCTTACAAGGATTTTGTTGACCTGGTGCGGTATGCCGTGCTGCGGGTGAAGAAGGCGGAGTTCATGCGGCGCGGGCTGACCACGATCAGCGCGCGGACGGGGCGGGCGGACGCGCCGGGCGTGGGGACGCGGCGTAAGCCCGGCACGGCGGCAGGCAAGGGGCTGGACTGGGAGCGCTGGGAGCGGGTGCCCGGCGCGGGAGGGAGGTGCGTGTTGAGGGCGAGGAGAAGATAGGGAAGAGTGAAGAGTGAAGAGTGAAGAGTGAAGAGTGAAGAGTGAAAAGTGAAGAGGTAAAAGGGGAGAGCGCGTAAACGCGCTGCACAGAACGCTGTGAACAGGGCTGAACATGGCTAAGAAAAGGGGCAAAAGATGAAAGAATGACGTTGATTGACGTTGAATGACGTTGAAACGGAGCGCGGGGCTTGTGAAAGCTTCGCGCTTTTCGCATAAAGGGGACATGCGAGAAACCGCGGACGCCGCAACGGGGCGGGCGTGAAGCGGGTAAAACTAAAGCCCCGGAAGCCTGATGGAGGTTAAGCCATGAGTGAAGAGATGCTGGAAGAGGTCGCCGAGGGCGCGGAGGCGGCGGGTGCCGCTGATGAAACGCTGGAGGGCGCGGAGGATTTAGAAGCCGGAGACGCGGGTGCGGAACCGGCGGAGACCGAAGAGAAGGAGACGCCGAAGGATTGGCCGGAGACGGCGATCAAGACGGTGGGCAGGCTGCGGGCGGCGCGGCGCGAGGCGCGGGAGCAGGCGGCGGCGGCGGAGTCGGAGCTGGAGCAGGCCAAGGCGGACTTGGAGAAGCTGAACGCGAAGTACAGCGACCGGGACGTGATGGCGGCAGCCAAGAAGCTGGGGTTCGCGGCGGAGCTGATGACGGCCGAGGACATCAAGCTGGTGGACAGGGCGGAGACGCTTGAGGTCAGGCTGGAGCGGCTGGAAGAGACGCTGGAGGATCACCCGGAAGGCTACGAGGACGGCGAGGGCAAGGCTGTGACTCCGCAGATGCTGCACAAATGGCTGCGGCAGACGCGCAGGGAGCTGAAGGAGATCGAGGACGACGCGGCGGCGCTGCGCAAGCAGAAGGCGGTCGAGGCGCGCGAAATCTGGAAGCTGGGCCAGGCGGCGCGCAAGGCGGGCTGGAAGCCGGGGCAGAAGCCGGCGGCAGGAACCGCCAAAGCGCCGCCGGTAAAGGCCAAGGTCGGCGCGGGCGCGGCGTCCGCCGCACACGGAGGTGCGGGGAGCACGATAGGAGGCGCACAGCGCAGGGCGGCGGCGGTGGCAAGCGCCAAAAGCGCGGCGGATTTCTCGAAGGTCAAGACAAGGGATGAGCTGGTGGCCGAGATGGCCAAGGAATATGGCGGCTGACAAGCGCGAGAGCGCGTGCCGCCTGAAAGCGAGACGGGATTATGGCAGGATTATTTGAAAGTGACATCGTAGCGACTGATTTGCAGTTGCACGAGCAGGGCGACGCGCTGATAAAGGTGGTCAATGTTGACACGCCTTTTACCAAGATGGTCAAGAAAGGCAAGACGCAGGTAAACAAGCTTGCGGCTTGGGGTGCTTATTTTCCGAGCGAGGGCGGCGACGTGGCCCGCGCGGAGGGCGAGGACAAGACGGACGGCTTTGGCAGCAACAAGCCGGTGACGCTGAAATCCGTGGTGCAGCTTAACCGCTCGCAGGGATGGATGATCACTGATCTGGCCAAGCGCACTGGCACGGCCCACGCTAAGAGCGAGGCGCAGCGCATTGCGGAGCAGAAACTGGCAGACGGCGAGAGTTTCCTGCAGATGCGCGAGCGTATTATGCTTTCTGCGCAGACGCCGATACTGGCGGATGACGCGGCAGACGGCAAATACCGCACAACGGGCGGCTTCACGTGGCTGAACCCCACACAGCCGGGTACGCTGTTTGACGTGCCTGCCACATGCAGGCTGACTGCGGCACAGTTCCACAGCTCCACGCTGGCGGCGCTCACCGAGACGGCTTTCCGCAACCTGATGGCGGCGACGGCCGAGCGCATCAACACCACGGCCAAGTGGACGGGGCTGGTGGGCTTGACGCTGGCGCGGCAGATGAGCGCTTGGGCGGGTCTGGTGGCCGTGACCACGGGCTTGCGGGCCGTGCGCGACATGGAGAGCGAGACGCTCAAGAATGTGGTCACGAGCTTCAAGTGGCCGGAGGGGCAGGTAGACATCCAGACGCATTTCCGACTGGCATGCGACCCTCTGACCGGTCTCAAGACCGACTACAGCCCGCGCAGCGGACTGTTCATCGATCCGGAGATGTGGCGCGTGGCGCACATGCAGCCGATCGAGCACAAGGACGGACTCGACCAGGGCGGCGGTCCGCGCGGCTGGTGGGAGGATATGTTCGTGCTGCAGTGCCTGCAGCCGATGGGGCAGTTCGCGGTGTACGTGGACAAATGAGGTTTTATTGCGACTGCGTGGCTGCGGCGGTAACCGCCGCAGCCGCACAAGTGGCAAGCACGAGAGTAAAAGGAGAGAGACATGCAGAAGCTTCAAAAGATGATGATGGTGGCCGCGCTGTTCGGGATAACCGGCATGGCGCTGGCGGACGGGCCGGTAATGCGGGCGCTGTCGATGCAGGAAATGGCGCGCTATGGCGCTACGGATACGCTGCTGTTGCGGGCTTCGGACTTGACCGAGGACGACGACAACGCGGCGCAGACCAACACTGTGACGCTGACGGGCCCGTGCTCTTATGAGTATATCGGGTTTTTGGTGGATCAGGCTTTCGACAGTTCGCTGACCACGAACACGCTAAGCTCGACGTTCACCATGTCGATCGGCAGCGACACGCTGATAAACGCCTTGCAGATTGCCAACGACACTTGGAGGCCGTACAAGTCAAGCTGGCATTCGGCGCCGACTGTGACGACCAGCGGCCCTGCCACCAATGCGCTTGTGAGTACGGTGAGCGCGCCGTACAAGGGCGTGGTGACGAACGGTGCCACGGCGACAATAACCACGATTGTGACAGGGCCGGACGCGTCCACGTCACTTGAAGATGTGGACAGCGGGCAACTGCGGGTTTTCCTGCGGATTATGCGGTAGATATTCACCAAACCCAACACAACAAAGGAACATATAACCTTCCTGGAAGCCCGGCGGAGATCAACCCCTTTGCCGGGCTTTTTTGCAGAGAGCGCGTGTGAACACGCTACACAGGACTAGAGCGCGTGTGAACACGCTACACAGGACTAGAGCGCGTGTGAACACGCTACACAGGACTAGGAGCGGGATATGGCGAAGAAGGCGGGCATGGCGAGGGTGGCGGGGCGCGGCGGGGACGGGCCTGTGGACGCCGCAAAGCTGCAGGAGCTGGTGGATGCGGTGGCGGACATCAACCGCGACAGCGGCAAGTTCTGGGCTTTGCGCCTGAACGCCGAGGCCACGCGGTTCCAGAAATGGCCGGGGCAGAGTCCTGACGGCAAGCAGCGCGCGGAGTATATCGGATCCGCGCCTTTTCCTTTTGACGGCGCGAGCGACCAGCGCGTGTATTGGGCAGACACGCTGAGCTGCGAGCGCGTGAGGCTGTTCATTGTGGCGGCATGGCGGGCGGTGCTGACGTGCCTGCCGCTGGGCAAGGGCCGCAGTGACGACGCCTGGCGCGGAACACAGGTGCTCAAGTGGTTTGTGCAGGACATGGGGCGGCGCTGGTGGCAGGAGCTGACCCGCGCGGCCAACTATGCTGTGGCGGACAGTCCGGCGGTGGCGGTGGTGAAAGTGTGGTTTGAGCGGTGCCGCGAGCTGGAGACGCGCCGCCTGACAGCCGCAGAGCTGGCCGAGCTGTATGTGCGGCTGGCCACCGAGCAGGCAGGCGGCGAGGCCGACACCGAGGCGGTGCAGGCGGCGGCGCTGGAGTTTGAGGCGGCGCTAAGCGCGGCGGGGGCAGGCGCCGAGAGGGGCGGACGCCTCGGGGATGCGTCCCTACCGGACGCGCAGGAGCCGGACACCGCGCTGCAAGACCTGATACTGGCGTATTTCGATGTGACGCCAGCGCGGGCGCGCAAGGCTGCAAAGCAGATAGCGCGCGAGGGCGCGGCGGAATTCCCTGTGCCGGGCGAGTGGCGCGACGCGCTGAAGGTCAAGGCATTGCGCTATGGCGATGACTTTTATATGCCCGACAACGCCACTGATTGGGATGACCTGCCGTACTGGTTCGAGAAAGAGTGGGTCAGCGAGGCAGCCTTGCGCGAACGCGCGGCGCGTGAGGAGTGGAGCGCGGCATGGGTGGAAGAGGTGCTGAAGCACGAGCAGGAGGCCGCGTTTGACGAATACGAGGTGCAGGGGCTGCATGTGGTCAAGAGTTCGCATGATCTGCACAAGGGCCAATACCAGATCGTCACCGCGCACTACCGCGCGTTGAATGACGACGGCGTGCCGGGGCGTTACGAATGCGTGTTTCACGCGGGAGTGACAGAGCTTACGGCTTTCGGTCGGCGGCTGGAAGAGCAGAGCGCGAGCGTGTTCTTCAGCGGCGAGATAATCGACGGCTGGCTGCTGAATTCGCGCGGCATAGCCGAGAAGACCGGGCCGGCGGCAGGAGTGGTCAAGGGCATGCAGGATGACATGTGCGACGGCGCGCGGATAATGCTGCTGCCGCCATTGACCGGCGACGGCTACGGCACCGGCAAGGACGAAAGCCCGAGCATAGAGCCGCTGGGCTACATACCGCTCAAGCGCGGCGGCAAGCTAAGTTTCCTGGGCGGCATGCAGTATCCCGCCCACGCGCTGGAAGTGCTCAAGGGCATGCGCCGCGACCGCGACGAGCATTTCGCGCGCCCCGGCGAAAACGTGCCGAAGCAGATCAGCGACACCGCGGCAGAATACGAGGTTCTGGGCTGGCTGTGGTTTGTGCAGGAGATTTACCGCGCCGCCATGGGGCTGATAGCGCGGCATGTCAGCGACTCCACCCTGACGCAGATAACCGACCGGGGCGGGCGGCTGGTGGCGCCGGAAGGGCGCGGCATGCTGGCCGACAGGTGGCGTGTGCAGGTGGTGTTCGATACATCCACGCTGGACGAAAAGCGCACGATCGAGAAATTCACCGCCTTGACGCAGCTCAAGCAGAGCGACACCGAGAACGTGCTGTACATGACGCCGATGATCAAGGCCGGCACACGGGCGCTCTTCCCGCATCACGCGGATGAGGCTTTGCAGCAGGGCAATGAGGGGCAGGAGGCCGAGTGGGAGCAGGAGCGTGACAACTATTTGAGCCTGCGGGCGGGCGTGACACCGCGCATGGTGGATGACGGCACATGGAACTACGATCTGCGGCTGCAGTTCTACACGAACCTGCTGGCGCAGAACCCGGCGGCGCTGGACGACCTTAGCGAGGACAAGCGCGGGCTGCTGGAGAACTGGCTGAAATTCCTGCGGCAGCAGGCTACGCAGTACGGCGTTAACCGCGAGATCGGGCGCACGGGGGTGAAGGAAGAGGAAAAGTGAAAGAGTGAAGAGGAGAGACTTATGGCGAGGCTGGTGGAGAGCGAGATGGCGGAGAGCGCGCGGGCGGCGGCAATGCCGTGCCGGAGCATTGTGCGGCGGCGCGTGAGCAAGCGGGCATACATGCGCGCGCTGGAGACCGAGGGGCCGCACATAGCCAGTCCGGAGGGCGAGGCTTGGTGGCGCGAGCAGGAGCGGCGGCACCCGTTCATCATGGCGGGCGGCAACAGGCCGGAGAGCACGGACAGCCCGAACGGGCACAGGAACCGCTTCGGCAAGGCGAGCTACCGGGCGCGGTGGGCGGACGGCAGGCTGGTGCGGGAAGTCTGGGGCAAGGGCGGCTGGAATGAAGTCGGACGGCTCTGACAAACGGAGTAAAGAGAATGGCTTACAAGACAGTGACGGTGAAGCATATCGCGGACAGGATACACAGGTCGAGGGGGTTTGACCCAGACCAGGTGGCGATGACCGTGAAGGAGCGGGAGCGTTACGGGGACGTGATAACGCGGCACCTGCGGCGGGCTTGGGACGAGGCCATGTGGCCGCAGTTGATGGCGCTGGAGCAGCGCACGTACCGGCCGCCGTGGGACGCGACGGTGAACTATTCGGCGGGGCACCAGGTGTGGGACGCGACGAATAAGCGGTACCGGCAGAGTTTGCGGGACGACAACACGGGGCACACGCCTGCGGCGGCTGGTGAGGATGACGACTGGTGGGGCGAGGTTGAGGATTTTGTCAAGTATATCGCGTTCGAGCAGCCTTGGGAGACCACGGCGATAGACGAGGACGGCGTGGACGTGCGCGAGTTCGCGTATTACACCAGCCCGCTGGGAGATCCGCTGGCGCGGCGGGTGGAGGGGTGCCGCAGGCTGGCGGACTGCGTGGTGCTGCCGCGGCTGGCGGGTGTGCCGGACAAGGTGTGGATTCGTTTCCGTCCGATAGCGCCGCGGTTTAGCCTGGTAGAGTGGAGCGAC